TCCAAGCATTTTTTAATGTCCATATTGTCTTTCCAAATTTTCCAGAATTAGGATTTAATCTTGGAAACTTTTTCTTAGATAAGCTATCTTCATAATTTTTAATTGTTTTTGAAACAGCATTATTTATCTTATCTATTGTTCTAGATACTCCTTCAACTCCTTGAAAGAATTTCTTTCTTTTAGCCTTTAATGCATTATTGTTTGCTTCAGCAAGTTGTAGAGACAGTTTAGCAAGAAGTTCAGAAGATGTAATCTCTCCACTCTCAAATCTTTTTCTTCTCATAACAAAATCAAATAATCTTCCAAGTAATTCAAGAACTACTTCAAAAAATTTCTTACCTCTTAAATCAGATTTCTCATAAACATTTAATCCGTTAAGCTTATTCATTACTTTTTCATTTGTTAATCCAAGAGCCACGAATTCTGGTAATCCATTTTTAGACTTAATATAATCAAGAGTTGCTTGTGCAATCTTTTTCTCTTCTATTTCATCATATATAGAAAATTCAGGCATCAAGTCTTCAACAGTAAGGTGTCTAATAGCTTGCTCATGAAGTTTTTGTAATCTATTTACAATAGGAGAAACCTCAGATGCTTTTTGAACTCTAGCATACTCTGTAGCAGCATGAATAGTCTCATGGACAAAAGCTTCAGCAGAACTCATCTGATTTCCAGCATATTGACCAGCAGTTCCAACATTAACATATAGACCTTTAGATAATCCTTTAAACTTAATAAATCCACCATTTTTCTCAGCTTCTTTATTTAAATAAACATGCATAGCTGGAATAAAATCAGAAGCAGAATCAGTAAAAGTAGATAATACATTTTTAAGATGAGACTTATGATTATCGCTAATATTAACATCATCAAGCTCAACAAGTTCATCAAACAATTCAATAGATTTCTTTGGATCATTTAATATTCCAACTTGTTGTTTTTCGAAATCAGAAGAAATCTCTTCAGATAAAGAGTCCTGACTTGAACCAAGATCATCTAATATTTTTTCATCTAATTCATTTAATGCATCAATGAAGATTCCATTTTTTGTATATCCATTAGTAGTAATAAAAACAGCACCAGTAGAACCATCTTTTTTTCTACTTACAGTTTCTATCTCCCCATTAGCATTATATTTTATACTGTCAATAACTATTGGGTATGATTTCTTTTTGTCTCCAGTATTATCGACAACTCTAATCCTATCTCCAGGCTTATAATAGTTTTCATTAAGATGGATAGTCTTTTCGTTAGCAGAATATAGATTAGTTATATATTTTTCAGCCAAAGCTTTCTTAGCTTCAAGTTCTTTTCCAGAATACATAGACTCAAGAATATCAAATTCCTGGTCTATCATTTCTTCTATTAGTTTACATGCCATTTTATTATAATCCTTCACATTCATTTATATTTTTGTTCATTGTATCATTAATTCGCTTAGTATCATCTTCAGAAAGTACATACTCTGTACCACTTGAGTTAGTAGCGGAAAGAGAAGACACATCGTTAACATCATTAGCATTATTGATACCTCTAGCGGACTCACTCTTAGGAGAAACAACTCCATACCCAAGTTTAGAAACATTATAGTCTTCGATAGTTTCATTCTCTAAGAATCTATCTTTTTCTTTTTCTTTATATTGTTTGTTTATAAATTCAGAGCCAGGTAATGCAGTCATGTGCATAACCTTAATATCATTATTAAACAATTCTTCTCTAGCTACTTTTGATACAGAATCTAAATCAGATAACTTTTTACCAATATCGTCAAAAGAATAAGATTTCTTATTTTTACCAAAACCAGTAACTATGCTTTCTATTTCAGATCTTTGTTTTTCTGTCATTGTTTTAGCTACTCTTCTCATTGATACAAGTAACTCATTTGTTAAGCTATATTCTTTACTAATATTGAAAACTTGTGTATTGTAATCAACAACATTATCTAAAGCTGAATTAAGACTAGACATCTTAGCATCATGAATACCAAGAATTCCACCTTTTCCTAATAGATTAGTCATCAAACTTCCATCTATATAGTGAATAGGTATAACAGCACCAGAGTTTATAGCCTCTTCAAACTGTCTAATCATACTTTGAACCTTAGGAGAACTTCCGTTTGATAGAGCAGTTTGAGCCGCACCATACTTATAATCATATTTTGTATCTATACCAGTATTAACAATTGCAACACCATCTCTTGTACCATCTCCTAGTGGAGACTTAATAAGTGGAAAAATATCTCTTAAAGATTTAATAATCTCAAGTTCTTGTTCTGCAGTTATAGTGCCAAAACCACCAGCTAACTGTATTGCTTCATCATATTTAATTTTCCAAGCCCTAAACATCATTTTAAAACTATTGTTTATAGTTTCATTAGCTTCAATCATATCTGCAAATTCAGTAGATAAAATACTTTCTACTTGATTTCCGTAACCATCTTCAATTATGTTTCTAAGATATTGACCAAGAGTAATCTGCTCACCGTTTCCAATATTAATAGATATGTCTTCGATAGACTTATCTCTAAGCATTTGCTTAAAGTCTCTAAGATTAATTGATGTCTTAGACAAAATATTTTCAATTAATTCATTACTCTCAGCACTTCCATCTAAAAGTTTAGTTGGTATAGCTTCAATCATTTTATATCCAAGGTGTCTTTTAATAGATTTCATACCAGCAGAATAACCAAAAGTCATAAATGGATCTTTAAACAATGCTCTACCATCTTTAGAAACAACATACTCTTCTCTGCTTGCACTTGAATTTTCTGAAGAAATAGTATCAGACTCAACTTCAACTTTTTCAAGTATATCTGGAAGGAACTTATTTTTTCTAAGAGTAGACCATAATCCAAGAGGATCGATTGAATCAGGGACATCATCTGGCTCTATCATTCCACCAGCAAGAGTTCTATATCCATCTACAACTCTTCCAGAATCTATTTCATCATTCATGCTAGATATTCTTTCAAAATCATTTTCAGATATTCCATCTAGACCACCAATAAATATACCTCCTTTGGCTAACCATTCTTTAGTTTTTTTAACATCTGATAAAGGAAGCTGCATTAACTTTAAAATAAATCCACTAGTAACAGCATCAAACTCAACTGATAAGTTAGTTTTGAAAGATTTAGATTCATTATTAATTGCATTTTGATAAGCAGTTACAGCTTGTATACCAACTATTGAATGACTCAAGTGCTCAGCTTCTAATTCTATGCCATTAAGTTTTAATTTTCCATTATTAAATAATTTTTTCAAATCAGAAATATTTGAATTCAATACAACATCGGCAAACTCATATATTTTTTTAGTTGATTTTTTATCAACAGCAAAACCAAATGCTTGAGCGATAGCAGTTTTAAATATATTCATATCTTTTTCACTATCAATTTTAATATTAGAAGCAAATGCTTTTGGAGTAACTAAAAATCTATGTAGCTTGTCAGCCTGAGGATTTACAGTTACTGAATCCATCATGAATCTTCCGTTTCTAGAGAAAAACCAATCGAAGAAAAATTTATTTTCTTGTCCAGAGTCAATATTAGATCCCAAGTTTATTAGATCATCAAGGCTAGTTGTAAGCTCTCTATTTCTTGCAATTGCAGATTCTCTATCGTTAAATGATAGGTCGTTAAGATAATCTTCATTTGTATATCCAAGCAATTCTAAAACTTTATCTTTTCCAAGAGAAAGCAAATCGTTTAATGCGTCAGTATTAAGTTCATATTCTTCTTTTGATAATACATTTAATGTGTCAACAGATGCACTTGGAACTTCGGTAACATCATTTTTTCTAATTGTAAATGTCTTGTCTTTTCTAGAAGAAGACGAAGCAAAAATATAACCTTTTCTATTTCCTTCAAAGCCTATGTCTTCCTTAACAGTGTTATATAATGCTGATATCTTATTAATAGAAGATTTATCAGAAGGTAATTTTTTATCAGATTTAAGATTTTTAGATAACTGAATCATTGTTGTATTCTGACCATTAAGCTCAAGGTTAATATCATTTGGATCATTATATGCAAAAGCAGATTCGTACACATCTTTTCCACCATATTTCTTATAATCAGAAGAAGAAACAATAGTATCTTTTAAAGGTTCAATATATCCTTTAGACTCCATGTAATAAAGTGCCATTTGCCCAAGATCCATCTTAATTTTTACACTAGTTTCTATATCAATATCTCTTCTTGTTTTCAATGAAAGATTAGAAAGAATATTTTGACCAAGCTCAGAAGCTATAACTTTTTTAAACTTACCTTTGTTTCTCCAAAAAGCTATAATATCTGGAGATAAACTTTGCTCATCGACACCAAGCATGTTAGCAATCTCTTCGTTTGTATTAAAGATTAATTTACTAGACATAAAAGAAATATATTCATCAGCAGCTAAAGCTATTGCTGTCGCAACATTTTTATTGATAGATATTTCACCATCAATCTTACTAAAAACTAATCCTCTTCCTGGTCCATTTTGACCTTTAAGCTTTTCAAGACCTTCGTTGTTAGCATATGCTAATGTGTTTCCAAGTACAGTTGTTGCATCATTTGAATAATTCATAACAGCTACAGATATTGGATCTTCTCCAAGAGCCAGAGAAGAAAGTCTATTTTTTTTACTTCTAGATGGCTCAACTATATTTAGTGGATTAATATGTTGACCTTTAATTTTACCAATACCTGCATACACAGAAGTACCATTCTTAGCTATTACCTTACCATTCTCTGTTATAGTTTTTTGACCAATTATAGACTCAATATGTGCGGTACCCTCAAGATCATTTTTTATATCTTTAATCTGCTCTTTAAATGGAGCAATTTTATTTTCATAAATTGCTTCAATAGAATTATTAAGTTCTTTTATTCTATTAGTAATCTTAGTCTTTCTTTCAAGAAGTCTAAACTTATCTATATGGAATCCATCTAATAGCTTAAAGATTCTTTCGATAATCATCCTAGCTAATTTAATAGGAGAGTCCATAGCTATTCTAGCTTTTTCTTTAGTAGTAGATTTTCTAAGTGTATCGTTAGCTTTTTTAATCTTTTGGTTAAGAACAGATATTTGGCTAAAAATATTATTTTGTTCAGCAGAAAGAAACTTCTTTTCATCTTTCATCTTATTTATATCATCAATAAAAGAATCAATAGTTCTTTGAAAACTTTCAAGATTATGATTTAAAATATCAACTCTATTACTAGTAGAAAGAACTTCTTGCTTATCCGTAGATTGAATATCTTTCTTTATAGATACTAACTCTTTACTTAGATTATAAGAATGCTCTTCGTAAGGAAATGATTCAGAAAGTGGATATCTATCATCAGTTGCAGAAACATCTTCAACGTCGATGCTAGACTCGTATGGAACAACTTGTTCTGGAGTAGATTCTTCATACGATGGCATAGGATATACATCAAATATATTATCTGACGAAGGAGGAGTGATCTCAAACGTAGGAGTTTTTATCTGACTAGCAAGATCAGAAGAAGATTCTTTTGTATTGTTTTCTTCTTTTCTTTCTTTTTTATTATCTACTTCTTTCTCTTTTTTGATTTCTTTTTTGGTTTCTTTATTCTCTTTAGCTATTGATGCTTTCGTATCTTTAGCTTCTTTTATAGAATCAGAATACTTTTTTATATCTTTATTTATTGATACAATTTCTTTCTTTAATGCATTAAGCTTATTATCATCTCCTAAATTAACAACAGAATTGTATAATTTTTTTAAACCAGTTTCTTTTCCAGATTTAAATCTATCAAATGCTGAATCAATAACAGATTGTTCTTCTTTTGTAAATAAAGAAGAATCTAATGATGAAGAAGATTTAGACGAATATTCTTTTGTATCATTTTTTTTAGAAGAATTAGTAGAAGTAGTTTTTCTTAAGCCTTCTAGTTCTTCTCTTTTTTGTCTATATTCAGAAACTATATCTCTATCTCTAGCATTTTCAATATCTTCTATTTTAACACCATTAAATTTTTTAGCAAGCTTATTATGTTTAGTAAGAAATCCAGCAAGTCTTTTAATTCTATCTACTTTATCTGATTTTTTAACATCTTCATCAACTGTAGTGTCGTCAATTTTAGAAAGCTTAACATCGTACAATTTAGAAAGATTAGATATTGCATCAACAGATCTTCCTATGTAGTCAAGAGTCTGAAGAACACCAGTCCTAGAATCTGAATCCAATAAATTTTTTGCTATATCTCCAGGATTTATTTGAAAATCACTAGAAAATTCACTATAAGTTACAGGAACCTGTGTATTTTTTCTGTCCACAATTGATTGTAGTGCAGAAGAATAATTCTCGCTAGCACCAGACTCAACTAATTCTCTGGCTCTAGATTTAACATCTCGTTCAACTTCTTGAGCAGCTTCAGAAAGCTTATTAAATTTAGATTCTTGACTAGCATGAAAATTGCTTATTTTTGAAACGTTACTAGTGATTGCTTTAGAATCTTGTCTTTCAATTGCATTTCTAAGATTATTAAAATATGATTCATATCCTTTAAATTCATCAGATACAACCTCTTTTTCAACAGTATTGATATCCTTTCTAGCTCTAACAAAAGTTTCTTGCTCGTCTTTTACGCTTTTAATAGTTTCAGAATCTAATCCTAATGCTCTACCAAGACTTTCAATATTCTTCTTAATTGATTCATTAGAAAAGTCTCCAGAGTCTTTCATCTCAGATAATAATTGTCTAAAGTTATTTTCTCTAGTATAATAATCAAGATTCTCTTGGTCAGAGCCAAGTGAGTTAATAGATTTTTCATCACCATCATAAATAGTTTTTTTTGTCATCTTTCTAACTTGATCAAGTAAATCTTTTCTAGTATTTAATATTCTTTCTTTTAATCTCTCGTCAAGAACAGCAGATTCATCAATAGAATTAAGTGAATCATTTGCATCAAATAAACTTTGTTGAGTTTTGTTTTGCTCGTAAGAACTTATAGAATTAATAGCATTATTTATTTTTTCTTCAACCTGAGTATTAAAATCTAAATCAGTTGCAGTTTTTGCGTCTTCAGCAATGTTAACATCACTAGCGACAGACTCATCAACTTTACCAGATCCAATCTGACTATTAAAAGTAGTAGCAGCTTTTGCACCTTCGGCTAATCCTTTTCCTCCAATAGAAAGTGCATCGGCACCAGCTCTAAATTGTGTACCGCCAGCAAAACCAGCAAGAGTTGATTGGATAACTTCATCAATATTTTCTTCACTAGAGATAATTTTAGAGAATGAACCTTCATTTTTTTGAGTACCAAGTTGAGTTCCTAAGATTTGTCCCCAAGTTTGAGTATATTCTTGTGCAGCTTCACCTAGACCAGCAGCAGTTAGTGCACCAGCTTGCTCAGCAATTCCAAGAAGAATCTTTTTCTTTCCTATAGCATCAGCAGAACCGAATGCATTTTTAAGTGCAACTTTTCCACCTTCAATACCAGTTATTTTATCAAAGGCAATTCTGTCAAGTCCAAATAAAGCAAAATTTAAAGCACCAACAGATAGGGTCTCAGCCATAGTTGGTTCAACTCCTCCATTATTTGCTTTTCTTTCTTCAAGATCATTATTAGTTTGTTCACCAACAACAGATAATAAACCAGCATTTTCTGCAACCTTTTGAATACCTCTTTGAACGGAAGTGTTCGCTTTAGCAATTTTAGAAGAAATAGATGCAACTTCATCCGCTTTTCCAGCAGCTTTTGCAGCAGTTAGTTCAGCTCCAAGCTTACCAAGTATAGAAAATTTACCGAAACCAATAGCCATTTCAAGCATAGTAGCAAGAGACTCAGCAGCTATTTCTGGCTTAGATAATACTTTTCCTATGGCACCAAAATAGTCTCCTTTTTTCCATTTACCACCAGCCTCATTTAATGTCTTGCTTGCATCTCTTCTATCATACCCAACTAATTTATCAACATTTTCTTGTTGCTTAGCTTCGTCAAGCAAAGTATTATTTCCTGGAGTAAGAACATCAAGTATGAAGTCTCCTGTGCTAGCAAGTGCTCTGACACCACCAGCTGCGGCAGCTCTTAGTATTCCAGATTCTCCAGAAGCAGAAGCTTTATCAGCAGCCTTCATTAGCATTTCACTATTATATTTATTTTGAGCAAGTCTATTAGAATCTTGGTTAAACCCAAATGCATCTGTATTGTAAACCTCTGTATATCCAGAACCCAACTGAGCAATATCTTTTATCTTCTTGCCTTGCTCGTTGTAACCAGATCCATATGTTCTATTTTCTATGTTTGCTCTATTGCCATGCCACTTGTTTTCCCAGTCTTCTGCGCCAGTAAAACCTTTCTCGTCAAGAATATCATATCCTTGTTCAATGAATTGTCTTCTGTATCTATCAGCAGCACTATTCTTAGCAACACCAGTTTTGTATGTATATAGTGGTTTTCCTTGGTAATCATATCCATCAAGAAGTCTAAGGTGATAAACTCTATGCTCAGCATTTGGATCATCCTGTGCAGAATTATATTGATCAATAAGCTCTTGTCTATTTTTAGAACTTTGTTCAATACCAACTCCTGGCTCCTCAAAAGTTTTATTATCTAAATTTAATTTTCTGCCATAAAGATTAGCTTGTAAATCTTTTCCTCCCCATAAATCATTAACAACATTGTATGCTCTCTTTGCATTAATCATTAATGAAGAGTCATCCTCTGCACCAGATTTTTTAGATAATCTTTCTGCTTTTCTTTGTGCTATTTCATCTTGAGAAAGTCTTGTATTCTGTCCAGAAATATTTGTTCCAGTAAAAAAACCAGAGTTATCACTTGGTGAGATATCTGGATTACCCAAATCAGATGCTACACTAACATTGTCAAAAATAGATGGTTGTGAATATTGGTTATTGTATTCAGAAGTATTTGCATATTCGTCGTATATTTCAGCCATTTAGTTATTCCTTTTTATTATATATGGTAGATTATACCACATATAATATTAGGAATATCTTTTAGCATTACATATTAGTTAGATAAATAAGTTCTAGCATTATAATATAAATCTTTAGCAGCATTTATATCTCTATTAAATGAATCTCCAGGCTGACCAGTACCACCTATAGAAGTAGCAAGTGCTCTTTTCTCTGCAGGAGTTATATTTTTACCCTGCTCCTTTAGAAACTCTCCAATAGGTATAGCCATATAATCTCTAATAGATGAAAGACCAGAAGCACCCTCTATTGCTCCAATGATTTTCTTAGAATTTTCTGGATTAGATCTAAGATATTCCCCCAGCGGAACGGCAATATTATCTCTAATGTCTCTAACATTTCTCTGATTTGCAAATATATATTTATTGATAGCAGATGTAACTGGTTTTTCTATATTAAACTCAGGAGAAACAGTTGAGTTGGCTAAACTATTTAATAGCTTAGAATTTCCACTAATTAAGCCATCTTTCCATGTTTCAGATTCTATCTTCTTGTTTAATTCATTTACCTTCGTAAATCTTTGTTTTGCACTAAGGCTCTCATCATTAAGGATATCTTGCTTCTGAGATGATAATTTGTCTATCTCTTTAAAGCTAGATGATCCTTGGTTAGATGAATCAGCAACGATGCTGACAGCATTGTCAGCATTAGAATTCGAAGCACTAGCATTTTCTGCTTCTTTCTTTGGAAGATTAGCTGTATATCTAGCGAGTGCTGACTCAAATCTATTTTCAGCAGTCTGAGGAGCTATTCCTCTTATATCATTAAGAATTGCTTGAGCAGATGTAGCACCTTGGCTACCAACTTGTATCCTATTTAATCCTTCAGTTGGCTGAGGAGTAAACTTAGGAGATCCTCCTCCAAAACCAAGAGTACTAGAACTTGTAGAGTATCCACTTCTGACTAACCCACCTATATCAGAAGGAGAATATCCTTGTCTTGCAAGAGTAGCTCCGTATTTTCTCATTTCATCTGCAACATTTTGTCCAGCAGTAGTACTTGGAAGTTCTAAGTCTTCTATAACTTTATTAACTGATTTACCAGTTTCTTCAATATACTTAGCAGGATTTTGTATAGAATTCTTACCGTACGATTGAGAGCCAGAGGTTGGTGATTTTAATCTTGAGTCAACTAATTGTTTTTGCAATTCTTCTTCCTGAGTAGGAATGAAAGACGATCCAAACGAATTTAATAATTGTTGTTTTTTAAGCTGACTAAGCCCAGGAACAGAATTTAATTGCTTAGAGTAATCAGATAATGATGCAGCTCTAGACTCAGCAGTATTAAGATTGTTAAAACCTTGATTAAAAGCTTCTTCAAACTGCTTGTCAGTTCCTCCAGCTTTTGTAAATTTATTATAATTTTCAAGTAAAGATTTTCCTTGATCTATTCCTATAACATCTTGTTCTGTTATTTTTTTAGGAGATATTTTATTTGCAGCTCGTTCTGCTTCAAGATCAGCCAATTGAAGACCTTTAACCTTTTTATTGAGATTAAATTCTTCTTGTTGTCTAGCATTTTGTATATCAAATCTTCTAGCATTTTCTGCATCCTGAGAAGCAAGCCTAGCATCAAGAAGTTCTTGTCTTTGCTTATCGTCTTCTCTCTTTTGAAGATTTCCAATAATGTCAGACAGCCCAGACGAAGGAGATTGACCAAATCTTGGGATTGAAATTCTTCCGCCTGAAAAACTACCTATATTTTTTATAGCCATATTGTTTCCTTTTATTTATTATATTTTAGAAGCAACGTTAGCTGATCCAAAATGTTTATTAACTGCTTCTGTTCTGGCAACAGCATTATTATATTTTGTCTTCTCTGCTTCATAGTTTCTATTAGCATTTTCAATACTTGCGTTAAGTGCTTTCTTTTGAAGATTATAGTTTTGGAAACCTTGGAACGCTTCAAGTGCACCAAGACCAACTTGTGCAGCACCCAACCCATCTCCAAACGAAAATCCAGAATCAGAAACTGGAAGATTGCCCAACCCATCTTGTCCGACACCAATGCTTCCAGTAGAATTACTTCCGCTTTTAAAAACTGGGCTAGAGATAACATCTCCACCATTACCACTTACAGGTATTGGTTTAAAATATGAATTTGTAGCATTACTTCTAGAGTAAGTTGTATAGTCAGCCATCTTTGTATCCTTTTTTGTAACAACCAGTATTGAATTGTTTTTTTAATTTATTTTTCTTAATTTTACTTAAATATTGCTTAGCTATTCATTAACCAGTTTGAGTAACCTTTCTAGTTTCATATGCATAGTCAACATCATAAAGCTGGTCAAAATTAAAAGCAGCCTCGCCAAGCATGCTTGAAATATATGCATCTGGCATATTTAGTGTCCCAGAAAAGTAAGAAGACTGGTCATCAAACATCATTATTGTAGCAGAGGCATCATTGTAATTCATTGAATCAAGAAGCTCTTTTAATTCTGAATGTTGTTCTTGTATTGAATCAAGACGTGTCTCGCCCTCGGCAATCATTCTATCTGTTTCCATCTGCATAGCTTGGTTCATTGTTGAAAGTATTACGTTTGCTGCCTGAAGATAGCCAACACTAAATTGTTGTCCAAATAAAGTAAAGTCTCCATACATAGCTGCAATAATAGCAGCGGCAATTATAACTGCAGCTCCTAGCTTTGGACCAAGAACTTTAATTACTATATGCACAACTAGTGCAACAGCAAGAATCTTAAATAGTGCAACCCATAAAGATGTGGTGCTACCTAAAGTCCATATTATTATTACGAATGCTACCATTTTAAGTATAGCACCAAAGATAGACGTTTCATACCATTTAACAAAAACTTCTTCTGTTGCGTAACCAAGAAGACAAAGACCAGCTTCATATATTGCAACAAAATTTTTATAGCTAAGACTATTAAGAACACCAAGCGGAACAATTATTCTGCTATGTTCAGCGTCTCCATTTAGATCTGTATCTATGGTTTGACCAGATATTTTATATTTCTGCCTATAGTCAGCTATAATTATCTGCTTATATTCTGATTGACTACCCTGATATCTCATTACCATTCTATATCTTGCTTCCTGACTTGTCCCATCCCCAGAAGAAACACTAACATAATATGTATCAATGGTTTTGGAATATGTTCCAACTGGAAGAATAGAGCCAGAGATTGTGCTTCTAGAAATTGTAAATGTATAAACCATGTTAAGCTGATTCATTGAAATACTTATATTTCCAGATCCTGGAGCATAATAATTAAATGATTTATATAATGCTTCAGCTATAGCAGAACCTCCAGCATGTGGATGAATGCCAGTCATTAGGTATGCATTATCCATATCAGGATTAGCCAGGCTGTCTACAAGATCATTTGGCTTAAGATTTAATTTTTTAAGCATTCTTTTTAGCTTATAATTTTCTAAATCTTGAACTACATTATTTTCTTTTAGTGCTATTATAGCTGTCATTGGTACAGTTTCTGAGAAATAAATATTAGTCGGTGCACCAGATAATAACTCAATATGTGTAAAATAAAATTCTGAATCATAATCGCTTCTAGTGTATTCTATATACAGATTTTCAAAATCATTGGCTGCAGTAGATATTGAAAATGTTGTCAATGGCAAGTAAATCTCTATAATATTTGAATCACTAACACTTTCAGCAAAAACTCTATAGTTATTAACTCCTGATATATTATAAACTGTATGGTCATAGTAAGTAACCTCATATTGAGAATAATAAACAACTTCATATGGATACGAATCAGTTTCAACAGAATCTTCTATCACTTTGATAGTATAGTTACCAACATCATATAAAGAATCGCTAATTGACCATTCCTTCACAGAACTAGTATTAAATACATAGCTATCGTATAGTAATCCAGATTCATATATTTCTATGATTGTCTCATTTATGGAAACTCCAGCAATACCAGATAATTCAAGAATTCCAGTTCCTTCATCAAAATTAATATATGTTCCATCGTAAGAATATGAGTCCTGAAGAGACTCAACTATATCTTCCTCTGGCTCTTTTATAAAATCACAAGTTAATGTATTTCCAGATCTAGAGACACTTGGATTTATCCATGTATCGCCAGCATTAATTAATGTTTGCGTGTGATTAGTATAATCATAATTATTTTGAATATAGTTAAACATAATTTGACTATCAGATAAATAGTCACCAATAAATCTTCTTATTCCATTTGCCTCTGGAACAATAGTCTGAAGATAAGAAAGAGTAGCTGCTTCATTTATAACTCTAGTACTTGCATTTGTACTTGGTGCGTATCCAAGACTGGTTAAGAATCTAGGTGAGCACTTTCTTCTGTAGTCCTTTTGAAAACTCTTGTATATTTTAAAGTAGCTATTCGCATCTCCTTTTGACTGACGAATAGCATTACGTCTAGCACTTTCATCAGCTTCTCCTGGAGTAAGAAGATTCTGTATAGATATATCACTAACTGTCTCATAATGATCAACAATACCAAGTAGAAGGTTTAGTCCTCCAGTCATAACAGTCATTAGATTTTTACCAAAACTTCCACCCATTATAAGCCTTTTATTTTATTGTAAAATTTATTTATAGATTCTTTTGTTACTTCAGATATCAATACTGAATCATCAGAAACTTTTGTTCCTAGTTTAATAAACTTTTCTATGTTTTTGTTTTTTATATATAAATCAATATTTTTAAATAAATTATTCATAATATAATTATTAAAAAGAATATTACCATCAGATACCCTGAATGGCTTAAGCACATTAATATAAGATATCGAGCCAAATTGTTTTTCTCCAATTTGAGTTAACTCAGTACATGCAGCTCCAATGATAAGATTATTAATCATCAGAATATAACATGTTCCTCTAGATATTGATCCTCTAATCTTTATATTTACGCTATTGCTAGATCTATCAGTAGATGACAATACTTCAGATGTAGAAAAAATCTCTCCAAGTATCATACCAGAAACAATATCAGCATGAGAAGAATCAGCTTTATATATTGAAAAATTATTTAGTGAGTCTAACTCCACCATAAAAGCCTCCTAATCCGCTTGCTAAAACCAATCCAGTTTTATTGTCATATCTTTTATCTTCTATTAACATACATAATTCAATTAGACCACTGGCACCTTGAGTATGCCCATGAATTTCCTTATAAGACACCGTATCTCTAATCCCAAATAATTCAATAGATGAAGCTTCTACTTCATTATTTCTTTCTGTTCCTGTTCCATGTGTTTTTACGTATGATACATCATCAGAGTATAAATCATTAAGGACTTTGATATAACCATCCGCACTAACAGACATTGGACTTGAATCTGCATTCCACTTCCAAGAAGTAAGATCTATCTTGTAATTAGAATACTTATTTGATAAATGTATAATAGCAGCACCATCTGTGCAAACCATATCTATTCCAAGCTGCTTAAATAATAGCTCTTGTGTAGGTTCTCGAAGTTCATCAGAATAAACTACTACATCTGTATATCCTGAATCAAGAAGCATCTTAGCTTCATGTAAAGAATATATACTACTTGCACAAGTGTTTGAATTACTACTTGCATAATTTACATTATTTATCATCTTTGATATCGTAAAAACATTCAATCCTATCTGGCTCTTTATTGGAGCATTTCCAGGAAGAGACAAGTTTTTAATATTTCTAACATCACTATGATGCATTGCTGGACCAGCAGCATACAAAAAAGCAACATTTTCTCCAACATCTAATCTGTCAAAAAATGGATTTAGTATATTAATATATTGACCAGTCATAAACTTTGATCTGTCAATAGACTCAATAAGTGGATCTCCAACAACATATTCAAAATCTTTTACATACATGATACTATTCTTTCATAAATTGTATTTGGTGTTTGGTTTGAATAATCAAACTTTTCCTTGTTCAAATCTGATGTGTCAAAACAATGATACTTATCATCAAGTTCAACATACATCATTATTCCGCTAAAGCTATCAATACCAGATGATAATATCTTATCATCAAAAGATATCGGATTACCATGGTTTTCGATAATATAATCATTAATAAAATCTAATATTTCATCTTCTGAATAATTCATGTGTATCCTTTCTTGACTAGTCTAGTGTAGAATAATAATCTGTAATAACATTCTCAAATGCTTGGTTAAACCCAAATGTTCCAGATGGATATTCTGTAGTTGAACCAGTTTGAGATATTTGTGCAGGAATAAATGTAGTATCTGTATCTTGAAAAGTAATACCCCATGCATTCATTTGTGCTTCTAGAATCTTTTGATGCTTATTATCATCAAAACCAGCTCTCTGTCTATTGTATAATTTTTCCTGTGAAGACATCACATCTCTTTGTTTTGCCGAAGTAAGAAGTTTGTCTTGCTCATTTTTAAGTTGTGCATCTTTAATCTCTAAGTCTTTATTGGCTAAATCAATTCCAAGCTCAAATCTAACAGCCTCTTGTATCATACTTGGAATAACTCCAGTATAAACTGCACCAGCCTCTTGTTGTGTAATTTCATTTTTAGCTATAGCGTCATTAATATGTAATCGTAAAACTCTCATAAATGCATCAAAAGATCCATTTCCTTCAAGGCTTACTTCTGTAACGTCAGATAGTTGTACTGCCATAATATTCCTTAGTTTATAGTATTTAATTCATATTCGAGAGCCATGAATTGTGGCTCTCTGATATAAACTAACCTATTTTGTTAGCAGCTTTAATTTGTTGCTCAACTTTTTTCTTTTGCAATTCAGCAAAGCTTAATCCAGCAGCTGGAGTAATTAAAAATCTAGGCTCATCACTATATTTAATCTCTTCAGATTTTTCTGTCTGAATAGGAACACGCTTTGTAACTCTAGCAAGATTTGCTAATGCACCTCTTCTAATATATTGAATGTTTCTTCCTTCAAGATTAATAACATCAGTCTGATGACCAATTAACCCATTTCCCCATGAAACAAACATTGCTTTGTCTGGAGTTTGAGTAGTTCTAGTATCAGTAATTAGTACACATTCTTTTCTAAATAAATCAGCAGTCTGCAATCTTTTTCTTTGCGACCTAGGCAACTCTGAAGCTTTTAAAATTTTCTTTGGAGCTTCTAATTCAGGACTAGTTTCATCCTCAGCTTGATATTCTTCTTCTTCAGCGATTAATGATTTCTTGTAAACATTAACTGCAGAAAGTAATTCTGTTTTGTTAGGCTTGTTTGGATTTTTTGCATCTAATACAATATTTGCACCTGAATCTGTTAAGTCATCAATTAGAGTCTTCAACTCTTCATTAGTTAATTCTTCTACGTTTTCTAGTTTCTCATTCATTTATTTTTCCTTATTTTTCGGATTTTATCTATCTCAATAAATAGATATATTGCCTCATATTATAACAGAAGAGCCTAAGCTCAACTGTTAAGCCACATCAGATTATCTTATTATGCTAATTTAGCAGCACAAATAATTTGTCTAATTCTCTCTGGTCTATAAATCATCATACCGAAGTACCATGAGATTGCAACCGCACCTTTTTTACCGAATACATCATTGTACGCATCTGCTTTTGGCATAATTGTATTAACTCTTGCAACGTCACCTTCAAATCCAATTGTAGCAAATGAATCTGTACCAACATATAACACTGGGAAAACGTCATAATGACCATTTGTTTGGTGTAAGTCAGCAGCACCTGTATCATCTACAGTATCTGTAGTATTAGCACCAGCACCTTTGTATTTTTGCATATCTTCAACTTCAATGAATCTAGTAGCAGAAATCTTTCCGATTTCACCTTCCATAATCATTCCAGCAGCAGCATAAGACTCAACTGGTTTCCAAACATTAACACTGTTATGTTGCATATCTTCTAAAGTTGGGTATAACTCTTGACCAACATAAGCAGTATATCCAGCACCAACTACAGTTGTGCCTACTTTAGTAGAACCATCAATAATTTTTGTTTGCTTTGGAGATCTTGCAGCTTTTAAACCTTGTTCCATTGCTCTAATGTCAGTAAATGTTAAAACATCACCAGCACCAATTTCAGCAATAGTAGATGCATCACCAGCTTGGAATCTATTAACTTCAGAAGCAGTTAACAATCCAGATTGAATTTGCATTTCTCTAATTGTACCTTGAGCTTCACCAACTTCTCTAGCGATTCTAGCGATTAAACCAGTCTCTGTATCCATATCAATCATTCTTTGAGTAAATGGAACATGGAAGCCAAACTCTTCAACTTGTGCTTCAAGTGTTAATCTTGTCATACCAACAGCATTCACGATTCCACCTTCTTCTCTTAATGCTGGGAATGAACCCTTAACAATTGAGAAATCAGTATCACCACCATAAATATTACCATTACCAGATAAAATTGTACCAGCAACAACTGGATAAGCAGTATATGGAGCACCTGCAGCACCTGCAGTAGCAGCAGCAACAGCTAAAGCTTCAGTAGTATAGTTAGAACCTGTATTATCAAATTCTGCACCAGTACCATCAACACCAATCCATGTTCTAATTTGGTCATAAGCTAATTCAGAAGTAGCATACCCAGATGTAGAACCAACCATAGCACCAGCAGTATCATAAGCAAAATACTTATCTTTTACAAGAGTAGCACCATTTGCATCAATACCTTGATCATTTTTGTTCAATTCATGAATAATTGGTAACTCATGGTATTTAACAATCTTATCACCATAATTTTTAGGCTGAGTTAATTTGTCACCTAATTGAGAGAATACTCTCATTCTTCTAGCTTCTTTTACAGAAACCTTCGACCAAAATTTGTCGTTAAACTGAACACCAATATCAGACGTAGCTGGATCGTATCCACCTTGATTAAATTTCATACTCATTTTTCATTCCTTATTTTTTGTTTTAGGGAACCTTATTTATTAAAGTTCCCAGAAATCATACTGTCGACTAAAGCATCAAGATCATCATCTTCTAATGTCATTGGATCGAACTTAGCTTTAGGCTTAGCCTTTGGCTTAGTTTTACTTACAGACGATGCTTTTTTTCTATCTTCAGCAATCTTTCTCTTTTCTTCTTCTGCTTTGAGTTTGTACTCGTTTTGCTTTCTCTCTTGCTCAATTCTAGCTTTTTCAGCCTCAATCTTCGCAGTAGATGAATTAGCTTCAGCAATCTTAGCTTCTTCAGCTTCGTTTGCAGCAGCCTCAGCTTGCAATTCTTTAACAGCAGTTCTATATTGGTCAGTCATTTTCATTGAAGAAAAAGAGCCATGAACGTCTGTTCGCTTAATTTCTTGAATCTTGTCTTTGACAAGATCATAAGCTCCACTATTAATATGGTCTATAAGATCATTTCTAGTAGAAGGATTGTTCACAAATTCAGAAAAACTTTCATCATCCCATTCAGAAGAACCAATTACATTTCTAACCTTATCCTCTATTCCAAAGTTTCTAGCTTGTTCAAAAGCTTCGTCGATTGCGATAACTTCTTTAGTAGCTAAATGATTTTTCTTTGTATAGTTGATTTCCTCAGTATCTAAGTCAACTACTGGATCTAACTCCAAACTTTTGATATGAGATTTTAAAGCTTCTTTGTCACCATCTAGTAAACTCAACGCAAGGTTAAATTTATCTGGATCATCAAGAATCCCTTTTTCTTTTAAAGGAATAAGGAATGGTTTATATTTTTTAAAACCAGCCATTTTGTCACTGAATCCATATGACATTTGTTGTGCTTGGATAATTTTAGCTGGATCTGTTAAACCCTTAACCTTCTTACCATTAGCCATGAACTCTGCGTTTGCAACTTCATCGTAGAACTTTTTGTATCTTTCAAAATCTTTAACATCAATTGTCGCTTTATCCTGAGAATCACCGTCGCTTTTCTCATCTGTGTTCGACTCATTATCTTTAGATTTGTCAGCATCTTGTTCTTCACGAGCGTTGTCCTCATCATCATTTTCTGAATCTTCTTTGGAATCATCACTTGAACCGTCGTTCTCGTTTTGATTTTCCTCATTTTCATCAGAACCATCAGATTGATTTGTGTCCTCGTCGTTTTCGTCTTCGTCAGAGCTCGAAGTATCATCTTCATTAGAATCATCTTCATTTTCATCCACACCATTTTCATCATCATTTTCTGAATCTTTTTCATCAGAAGCTGAATCATCATTCTCAGAGACATCTGTTGAGCTATCTTCAGATGTATCACTCTTAGACTCATATGTTCCGCTATCAATTTGATTTAAAATCGCATCAATATCTTCATCGCTAGTGATATCATCTATGTTAATTGTATCAGCCATTGACTACTCCTTATTCAGAAACAGAAGCAGTAATTTGCATTCTTCTATCTTCTAGATCTTCAATCTGAGAAGGAGCCATAGCTGCATTTGAAGCAACTGTATCTAAAAATTGCTTAAAGTGTCTAATTCCAGACATCATGCTAGTCATATTGTCAATAACTTCTTTTCTGAAAATAGAAGGATTAACCAATGCTTGTCTTAATCTTTCAGATTCTCCATCAACATACATCTTGTTAAATAACAAGTCAAATTCTTCGCTAGAACTAAATCTTGATAATGCTTCTCCAGCAACGATAGCCTCTTTGTATTCAGCTATACATTTATCAATCTCAGCCAGCTCTGCTCCAAGTGTAGATTTACTTCCATCTTCAAAATTTAAAACAGTTTCTAAATTCAATTCTTTTTCACCCATTTGTTTTTCCTTTGAGTTAGACATATTGTCCAGTGCTCTTTATTTTAGATTCAGTGCTTTTTTAGTCTTCATGTATTGGACGTATTTCATACAAGTATTATAGTATGAAATATCTTAATATAGACTTAAAGTTTACCAAGACCTACCGATATTTCAGTAGGATAGTTCTTTTTAACTTTTACTAATCTAGTTTTATTAGCCTGTTCTGTTCTTGCATCATCATCTTTTTTCAATGATATGCTTTTTTTAGAAATAGATATAGAATCTATCTTTCCGCCAAGACCATTAACGCCATTTAATCCTTTTTCTGAGTTCATCATCTTACAAATCCTTTTTGAGGAACAGAACCAAGTCCTGATTGTTGCTGTGGAGCAGATTGATGAGTAGCTTCCTGATAACCCAAGCCAAGTGAATTAGCAAGTATACGTTTAATTTCTGGATCAACACTAGGCTCTTTAAGTGCAGCCATAGCTTCCTCTGGAGCAAGAGTTCCGCTTTCTAGCCCAGAAGCCAAATATCCATTAATATCTTGGTTTCCAGATTGACCTTTAACTGGAGTATCATTTATTCCAAAAGAACTAGATGCCTCATCAAAACCCTGTGCTCTAGCAAGCTCAATCTGTCTAGCAGTTTCTGCATCCTTAACATTAGCAGCAGCCATAACTGCTCGCTCATCAGCTCTTATTTTATCAGTCATTGATGTTCTGTCTTGTTCTCTCTTTAAATCAATCAAAGCAAGAGAAGAGTTTGGAACAGCTCCAAACCCTGCATTTTGACCAACAACTTCTTGTCCCATTTCATTTAGTGCCATATGTAATCCTTATTGTTTATTTTTAGAGCTAGATAGTGCGTCTTCTAGCAATCTTATCTTAGCCATCATTTCTTCTCTTGTCATTTCTAACTCAGCAGAGTGTTCTCTCTCATTTGCTTTTAGCCTAGCATCAATAGCTTTATCTTCAAGCTCTTTTGCTCTAGTAGCACCAGTTTGCTCATCGACAAACTTCTTGTCAATCATGTCAGACTCAGACTCAAGTTTTCTAGTTTGAGCTTCTCGCAATAATCTCTGGCTCTCTTTATTTTTAACATCAGTTTCATTTTCAATAACTCTTGAAATTCTTTCATGAATCTTAGAGTCACCCTCTTCGATATCTTTTTTAAGTTTTTCGTTTACAAGAGTAGCATTTTCAAGTTCAAGTTGTTTAATTTGCTCAGCAACTGGATCTGGTTGAGGTTCGTAAGTTCTAAAATATTCTGCTAGGTCTGGTTGTTTTTTCAAGTCCATAATCTTAGCCATAACCATGTTGGCTAATTTAGGATCCATGCTTGCAGCATTAGTTTGAAGAATCATTCCTAAGTCTTGTGCAGTTTCATTATCTCTTTCTGGAGTAGAAACTTCAATTATTAAGTCAAATTCACCAGCTAAGTCATCTCTTCTGATTGTAACAAACTTATTTGTTATTCTAATTATTTCTTCATCATCAAGATAAGACTGATTCATTGCTATAGTCATTCTAGCCATATCTTTAAACAGCAAGTCTGATATTCTTCTAAGAATAGATAGCTCTCTTTTTGACACAGCATCCATTGCACTTCTAACACCAGTTGCCACAGAACCAAATGTTTGACCAGATATACCAGTGCTAAAAGCTTTTGTTCCACTTAAAGATTCAGCTTCAGCATTTTGCATACTAATCATATTAAATACAGTTCCATCAATAGGGGTAGTTCCATTTTTGTATATAGAAGTCTTAGGATTTAGTCCAGTTCTAAAATAAACAGTATTCCCTTTATTGTAGTTATCTCTTTGAACAGGAGAAGGAAATAATCCCTCATCAATAAACTCTTGACCAATAGCATTATTTGCTGTAATATCATGAGCAGCTCTCATCATCTTACCAATAGATTCTTGATTTTCTATAAGAAGCTCGGCGTCAGGCTCACCAAAACATTCTTTCTTAATTGGCATATAAGTTGCAATACTAAAAGGAAGTCTTTTATGAGGAAATGGATTCTTTTCCATTCTTATAATTGTTTTACCAACCCATGTAGCTATAATAGGCTCAACTTCTCCATCACCATTGATGTCCCAATATCCCCAATATTCAAATGCCCTAACTTTTTTTCTAGGACCATCTTTATATTTAAAGTTTTGAGCAGATTCAGAATCGTATTCAAGATCAACAGCTTCCAAATCTTCATCTTTTATTTTGCTTAAATTTTTGTATATACCAGTTTCGAAAGTTTCCTTTACGCCAGTCTCCTCGTCAACTTCTGTCCATCTTCTATATTCTTGTTTCTTTAGTTCAGACATACTAGTTGAATATTCATGTATAACGAATTGTGCATTTTCCATTATTCCTTCACAAGTAGGATCAATGATAATGTTTGCGTTGTTACAAACTTCATATGTAGGCTGATTCTTAATAAGAACTTCTTTTTCTACATATACTTTTTCTGTTCCTGTTTGCATTGGTTGACCAGTCTCTATCATAGCCTGCATTTGTTCCATTGACATACTTCCATCTTGAACAGCTTGTTGCATTAACGCTAAACTTTCCTCTGGACTTGCATAGACAGGCTGCTCTTCTTCTACAAGCTTTATGCCTTCTTCTGATTCCCATCCAGTTTTAACAACAACGGTACCCTCGTCAACAATTGTTCTAACTATGTCACCAACAAGCTTAACCTTGTTTATTTTAGATGACCATTGATAGTTAAGTAGTATTTGATTTTGCATAGCAGCATTAGCATCTTCTTCTGTTCTTGGATTTATTTTATACATATAAGGAGTGCTTAAAAAAGGCTCTTCTAAAGATGGATATTTCCATTCATTCTGTTTACGTATAAGTTTTGGTCTAACTGTACTTTTACCAGGCTTAGATGGAGTAATTTTTTTACCACCATCACGATATTCTTCCCATCTTTTTAAATTAGATCTGAGAGTTTCTTGATAAGTTGAGGCGTTAATCCTATCAGTATTTAAGTCGTTGTAAGATGGTTCTTTATTCCAATCAGTAAGAGTTGGTTCGCCATTAGTAGCAAGTTCTAATTCATCTTCATTCATCTGTTTCCTTTTTTTGTATTAATATGTATTAAATTGAATATTAAAATTTATACATATTTTATACTATATTTTGTTAATAACTACTTAAAAAATAATCAATAATTATAGATAAGAGTATTAATTACTACAGTCCAATCCTAGTATTTATTGTAATAGTTCCATTAGCGTGTGTCATTTTTTCTTTAAATGTAGAAAATCTCTGAAGCCCAGCATGATCAGGATTTCCAGAATCATATGGAATATAAGACTCTTCTCCATAATCAAGTTCATTTTCTATAACATAATCACCAAGGTCATTTGCATAGTAAAAATCTTTCTCTCTTGTTATCATGTAATCAAATACTCCATCAAGAGAAAATCCAGTATGTGCTCCGATTAAAGAGCCAGATGTGGAATAGGCATTACAATATTCTTCTCTTGGATAAAAATCTACTTCACCAATTCTAAGAGAATCACTTATTCCAGCTATTTGTATAGTATTAGTTGTTGATACTGGAACAGTTCCTGTAGTTGAAGTTGTTTCGTCATAGTATAAATATGTGTCCCAGTCTGATACATTAATTCTTGTTCCATTTATCCTGTATGTAATTTTCTCTGGATATGTATCTCCATTTACTCTAGTTATATTCCCGTCTAAATCTATCATTTAACATTCCTTATGCTTTAATAAGTTCAAAGTGAGGAAGGTCGTCAAAAGATTGATCTGAAAAATCTTTGTCAGAATCCCAATCTCCACCCCATCTTAATTTATGAGTAATCTCACCAGATGCCAATAACATTTCAGATACAGCAAACATATATCCAGCAAGCATATAAAATCTAGCTCTAGCCTTTAATCCATCTGAATAATCAATTGGATAAGGTGCTATATCAACAGCCTTACTTAATGGCTCTTCTTTAGTAACTTGATGCTTTGATCGCTTATTTACTCCATCAAGCTTGCTTTTACCAGCAAGAAAATATTCCATTTGCTTTTCATCTGGTCTTGCTCCTTCAGTAACACTGTTATCCATAATCGATACAACAATTGTACATATTTTTATTAAATCAGGATGGCAAGTATTTAATCTAGCCTTAGATGTTTTTCCATATTTAGCCATACTATTTTCCTTTCGATAATGCTGTATGTATTGCTTCATTTTTATCACTAGAGCTTTGTGAAGTTCCAACGAAATAATTTATAAAAGATGCTATAACTGTACCCAATACAAATCCAAGAATAGTATCAGCAAACCTAACATTAGCCTCTGGAATAGTAGCAAATGTTATAAATCCAATATAGAACATTGCAAACAAAGTCCATACAGATGCAAATATATAAACAAAGTTTTTAGCTAACTTACTAGAAGTGGCAGAAGTCTGTGCAACATTATTCATATTTCTTGCGTTAGCAGTGTTTTTGTTATTTGAATCAATTAGTGCTTCGCCATGTCTATTGTCTTCTTTCTTATTTGCAAGAGCTAGCTTTTCAAGTTCAATTCTAGTTGCAGGATCATTCTCTATATCTTTAAGCTTATCAACCTGGCTCTTTGTTAATCCTTTATCTGGACTAAGTTTAAACCCAGCTTTGTCTTCAAGATATTTGACACCAGCATCTAGACCACCTTCAACTGCATTGGCAGCAACGTCTAACCCTTTATCCATTAGCATACTTGCTATTGAACCTATTAGTAATGATAACATATTTATTCCTTGTTTATTTTTTTTCAGCTTGTCTAATTTTTGCATCATTTCTGTTTACATAAACTTCAAGCTTTCTTATTTGTTCCTGAAGAAGTCTTTCTTTCTCGTCAGCCTTTTCCTGAACATTTGAAACATAACTAAATATTCCACCAAGTAAACCTATGAAAATAACAACAACAGTAAGCCCACCTATAAATTTATTTTGCTTTGCAATTATATCTTGAAAATTTTCATCGCTTTTCTGCTTGTGCTCGGCAAGTTTAGTGTCAGCATCTTTTTTATTTTTTTCTATTATAAATTCTGCTTCACGCTTATTGTCCTGAATGACTATCTCTTGCTTGTCTATCTTTTTGTTAATATTATCAATTCCAGATATTACAGATTTAACAGAAGTAGTAAGTTCAATAATGTGTCTATCGTTATCATCGTATTTCTTCATCTCTTTCTCATCATGTATCTTAAAAGTATTTGTATGTTCTTTTAATTGACCAAGTGTCTCTTTGGTTATTCCAATGATAGTATCAATCTTTTCGTCTTGAACTTTATCGCTTATCTCAAGTTCTTTTACCCTGTTGAATAAATCTTTCATATCACTTTTGTCCAAAGACAGTTCAGAATCATTGCCCATGTTCTCTCCATTTTTTGATCATACATCTAAGTTCCATACATTATTTTGTGATAAATTTTAACAGATGATATCATAATTTTGCTTAATTTATCATTAGGCAATAACTCTTCGAAGTACTTATTTGCAAGTTCCCAGTTACCTTCATCCGTTAAGTAATCA